AAGCAAAACGAATATTTAATATTAGATCCTAACTTAAATATTCATTTTAAAATAATTAATGGTGTACGCTACTGGCTTACACCACCTCCCTCTGGTTATCAAAAATGACTAAAAGCCCAAATCCTTCAATTTTAAAATTACGCAAACTAAAAGAAATAAGACGAAAAAATTTAGAAAAAAATTTTATAGACATTCAAATGAGAGGACAAGACCATTATGTTTTTATTAAAGAAAATGGTAAGGCTCAAGTTGTTTATGATGAAGGTCGTTGGGTTTCAGAACACATAAGGACTGCAATTCTTAAATATAATTATGAAATTGATAAGATTGATAAATTATTAATTAGAGATTTTACGGATGAAGAGCTTAACGAATACGAAAAAACTTCCTAATAGGATTAGTAGGTTTTTCTTTTCTCATTTCTTTTACAACAGCATTAGCTTCTAATTCAATCAATCTATTTAAGATAGAAGCCATAAATATATCTTGGTCGAATTTTTTTCTTACAAGATGAGTACAAAATCTTTTTAAATTATCTAAATCACTTACTTTCATAATTTCTCTACATTGCATTTCAACTTCTAATTCCATTTCTGGTGGTGCTGGTTCTATGTTGATGTTGAGAAATTTAGTAATTTTCATTTCATAGGAAAAAGCTGTTTTTCTAATAAATCAACGGCTCTATCATCTAAAGTATTTGTTGTTTGTTTAGCTATTGTTTTCAGTAAATCTACTATCAATCTCTTAACAGCAGTGGTAGTTAAGAACGTAAGTAAGATTGGCTTTAGAATCTTATACATGGAATAAATATGTGTTACTTCCCAAACATAGCTAAAATGCTAGTATTAGACAAGAATCTTAACTTTCATGGAAGATCAAGAACCAAGCAAAGTTGAAACCATTGTTAAAGTTTGCGTACTTTTGTGGTCGGCAACACTTTTATCCCTTTCATACTATGAACCGCCATCTGGCAAAAAATTAGTAGATTTTGACCCCACATTTATTGCTTCGATTTTTTCAGCTAGTACTGCATCACTAGGTTTTCAGATAAAAAAGAAAAAAGATACTATAGTAGATAATAAAAACAACAAAGTAGGTATCAAATGAAAAAACTATTTGCTTTACTTTTATTTTTACCATCGGCTGCTTTTGCCGACATAAAACAGGAATTTGTAACCTCTGCACAAATTACTGTAGATATGCCATTTGTAACGACCCAAAAAGTTGGTACGACTTATTCTTTAAGCGGAAATAATATAACCCCATCTGTAACTGTAGGAGATACCACAACATCAGGAAAAATTGGTGGGATCAATGTTGGCAGCCTCACTAACGGAGTGCCAGCTATGATTCAAACTGATACTACAGTGACCACTAGCGGTTCAGCCTTTTCAAAAACAGAATCGGTAACTATGGGCGATGCTACTCCTTCTGCGGTAACACCTTCTAGTGGGATTGCAGCATTACCAGTATTAGGTGGAACGACAACCGTAGCTTCAGGTGGTACAGCAGGAAACCTTGCACTTACTTCGCTAAGTTCTGGTATTCATACTTGTACAGCAGGGGGGTCAGGTACAAGCTGCATAGGATCTACTAAAGTTACTATTACAATAGATTGAATGATTTTTCCATTAGTTACTTTTCTTCTAGCAATTTTAATTTATGGTACTTGTTCTTTTGCGTTATATAAGGTTTTCCTTGATAGGGGTAATACTTATATGGATAGACTTCGCAGAAGCCGTGCCCGTAGTACCTCAGTTTCGTACAGGGACTTCTCAGACAACTAGCACATCTGAATCAGTAATAAATGAAACGATCACAAGTCATCAATACAGAACAGGCTACAGCTATTCAGCATCAGGACATAATATCGAATCTGAAACAGGATATATCAACCCTACTCCTACGACTACGAATGAACAAACAGTCGGGGGAGTGAACTTTCATTGGACTTCACCAAATTTAGAAGCTATACCTCGCTGGTCAATAACAAACGATGGAGCAGCATTTTCTCTACAAGAAACACTAATCACTCCAGGGTTAGACACAACAACAACGATAACTCGTCAAATAAATACAAGCACAACCACAGAAACTACAACTACCTTTGGGCAGTAGCTTTACTTCTCTGTCCTACAAAAGTATTTGCCAATACCACGGTTGCCTCTCCATCTAGTAATGCCCAAGGGGTAGTAAATAACAATGCCACTATGATTACGCCATCAGCTATGCCATCTTACAGAATGAGTCAAGGTATAGTCTGTGCTTCTCCTAGTCTTACAATTACACCTTATGTAACAGATAGTTGGTCTTTCGCACGACCCAAAGAATACATTACAAGAACACCAATATACGATGAAGATACAGGAGAAATTTTATATTATTCAGAAATTCCTAGATTTGAAAAAGATACTTATAACCTAAATTATGGGATTTCTGCTCAGTTTAATATTCCATTAGGTAAATCACCAGCCCTTTGTCATGAGGCAACAGCAGTAAATATAGAAGCTCAAAAATTATTGATAAAGAAAACTAAAATGGAAATTAGTCTGTTTCGTTTAGAGCAATGTGCAAAACAGGCAAAATTAGGTGTAACTTTCAAACCTAATACTCCTAGTGCTGTTACCTGTGAAGATATTGTTGTTAATATCCCACCCAATCAAGTTATCCCACATACTCATAAATTAGAGCAGTAGACAAGCACGGGTTTTGACTTGCCTACCTAGACGCCCTATCCATTGCCTTGGCGAACAGGGTCTTATTATCTTACAACAAAACAAAAAAAATAGGTAAGACCTTCTCAACCATCTTACCTATCTTAGCGTGTGCGATAACCCTCCCAGACCAGATGAAGGGGTCATATTCAGTATAACAGAAAATCAAAAAATAGAACTTGCATCAGCTATCGCTGGCTCTTCAATACCTGCTGCCTGTTGTGCAGCCATGTATTTTTCATACTGTTCATACTCTGCTGCTTCAAAGTATTTTTCTCTAAGAGCTTCTTCAGCATCAGCAAAGTAGGCTTGCAGAGCCTTTCTTACAAGAGAAGAAATAGAAGTACCTGGACCAGCA